TCGAACTCCTAGGAATAACCAGCGAAAAGGTGGCGGCGGTACTTGAATCGGGGTTTATCTCCGAAAGTTACGAACTGGTAGCGGCATACAAAAGGGCAGCAATGGGGTCTGCGGAACAAGCTGCGGCTTTGAGCGACTTGGTAAGTCGCTACCAGACAGCGACGAGTTGGGTAGAGCAACTCAAGAAGGTAGGGATCAGAGCAGATGCCGACCTCCTTGGACTAATCAAGACTCTAGAGTACCTGGGGATCACCGCGGCGGAGACGGCAGCGGCCATCGATTGGGTAACGGAGACCTACGCCCAACTCGATGCGTTCAACGCAGCGAAGGCAGGATCGGCAGAACAGGCCGAGATCATGGACGATCTCGCGAGTCGCTATCAGACAGCGACTGGGTGGGTCAAGCAATTCACGGCAGCGGGACTCCAGGCCGATGATGAATTGCTTGGAGCCATCGACGCCCTTGAGCGGTTCGCAATCGCGATCGAGGAAACGGCGGCGGCCACCGAGAGAGGAATCGACATCCTGGCGTCAGCCGTCTCTGGCATCGGCGGCCTCGTGAGCAAGTGGGGCGGAGAGGGCGCTCAGGGCATAGGGGCGACCATCAGCGCGATAGGTGGAACGATCGGTGCGCTTGGCGCGGCAACGGCTATAGGCGCTGGCCCGATGGGGTGGATCGCTCTCGCCATCTCGGCAATCGATACCATATTTACGGCGTATGACGAACTGGTGACGAAGCCAGCCGCGGCAGCCGCAGAGGAGATGGCGGCGTCCCTGGAAGCGGCTGTGGCGGCAGCACAGGCTGTCGCAGCATCATTCTGGGGCGTCGTGTCGTCTTCCGAAGAGGTCGCGGCCATCCAGGAGGGCCTTGCAAACACCCTTACGGGGATCCTGAATGAGTTGCTCGGGTTCCTCTGGCCGATCGTCTCGATCTTCGACGCCATCGCAGCCCTCTTCTCAATCGAAGAGAAGACGGTGGCCGAGATCGTAACATCGACACAAGAAACGCTGTCGAACCTCAACGTCCCTATCGGCTTCCCGATCAACCGGATTCGATTCAGAGCAGCGACTCCCGGCGAACCGATCGTCTACAAGACTCCGGAAGAGCCTCAGTCTCCCGTTGAGCAGATGCTGACGTGGTGGGAAATCGTGATGCAGGACTACTCGACAGAGATCACGGAGGCCATCCAACCCATCAAGGACTTCATCGACACCATGCGGGCGCTCTGGGTGTCACTCATTCCCGCCGTCATGTCGATGGTGCTTCCGATGCTCAGTACATTCGGGTGGACGCTTGGCCAGATCTCGGGGTGGATGACGACCGTCTTCAAAGAGGACTTCGAGACATTCGCGGCTGGCTTCGCGACCTTCTGGACCGACAAAGTGGACCCGTTTTGGAAGAACGACCTATTTCCGCAGATCACCGACTGGCTGGATCGAATCTACGGGTGGTTGAATGCCATCATTTCCTTCTTCTCTACTGAGGGATGGGAGTGGCTATCCACGGACGTCTGGGGTGCCGTGAAGCCGTTCGTTGACACAGTGCTCGACATGTTTGAGGAGTTCGGGACGTGGGTCGCCGCGAACTGGCCAACGATCAAAGATGTCTTGCTGGCAAAGCTGCAGACCCTCCTCAATGGGATCGTAACGAACCTCGGCGGATGGCTGACGGGTATAGAGGCATGGCTCACTGGCGCGGACCTACAGAAGGGATTTGATCCATTGACGTTTGCGTTGCAGTTCGTCACGGGCCTCCTCAATGCTCTGGGCGGCGTACTCGCGATCGGCAGGGTTGTGTTCGTCCTCTTCTTCAACCTGCTCGGACTGTTGATGAACGCCATCATCGCGCCAGTGAACGCCGTACTGGCTGCGGTCAACTTCGCGCTCGGATGGCTCGGAGTACACATCGCACCGATTCCGTACTTCGCGTGGACTCCGTTGGCGGCGGGCGGGATCGCAATGAGTGAAATGCTGGCCAAGATCGGCGAACAGGGACCAGAGATGGTTGCTCCCCTCAGCGCACTTCCTGGGATCATGAGTGGCGTGATGAGGTCTATGCCGATCGCGTACGGGCAGCAACTCGGGGCGGGCAATCCCCTAAGTCCGTCGGCGCAGTATGCGGGCGGCGGTGGCGGGGTCACGATCAACGTCAACCTGTCACAGCAGAGGTTGGCCACGATCATGATGCGCGAGATGGTGAGTGCGAACGTCAATGACACGGGCGTGGGATTCGCACCAGTGAGGATCTGACCTTGAGAAACGACATCGCGAACGCCCACATCCTCTCGAAGATCTCCGGCATAACCGTCCAGGTCTACAACGGCACGTCTTGGATCAACCTCGTCAACCCCGCGGGGTCGGCATTCCCAGGAAAGTCGCGTGTCAAGTCGCTTCAGTGGGGTTACACCGACAGCGGGAGATGGACGGCAACCGTCACGTTCCTCAACACCCCTGAGTACAGAGAGGCAAGCGAGAGCCTGGATCCTCTGGACGCCTCGATCTTCAATCCAGCGGGTGTTCCTCTTCTCGGGTGCTACCACAAGTTCCAGATCAAGATCGGGAAGTACAGTGCTCTGGGAGTCGCGGGCGCGCAGGCGATGGTCTTCAGCGGGAGGGTCGGCCCAGATTCGATCGAACCCGAAGAGGGAATCGAGGGCAAAGACTACGTCGTGACTCGCGTCGTCGGTGTCATGCAGCGGTACTTCGCGGACTACATCGACAAGACGGATCGCGGGCGGAAGTACACCGACTGCTACGTCTCGGGGATCTGGAACGCCACCACGGCGTTCGCAGTCGGCGATGTCGTGACGCTCGACACGATCGCCTACCAGTGCATCTTGGCGAACACGAATCAGACGCCACCCAATCCGACGTACTGGACAGTGTTCTCCGGGACGAACAACGTGATGAACCGCATCCTTCTCGACTATGGCTACGCAGCGGATGTCGTTATTGCTCCATCTCCGACGGGGCAGGACACACTGACCTACTACTGCCCCGAGTACGAGATCGGAGACATCTCGGTGGGGGACGCCATTCTGAACCCGATCAGCGCCATCGGCTTCGTCCTCATGGAGAAGTACAACGTAGTGGCGGCGGACTTCGTCCCGACCGTTGTGGACCCCGACAGAGACAACGTGACACCCAACCTAGACATGGCAGGAGACATCAACGTCGTGCGCCTCAACTACTCTGAGGCGAACGTGAGGACGTTCGTGAGGGTTCTTTACTATAACGACGCTGATGGTTCCTGGAAATATGCCGATGCAGAGAACCTAGCAGCCTTGGCCCTGTATGGGCTTCCTGGGGCGGGAGAGGTAAAACTCCACAAGCGGATGAGGATCGTCGAGATCGATTCGTCGTGGATCGATAGCCAAGTGGAGGCACAACGAGAAGCCAACTACGCAGCGCAAGACGCTGGAACCGTTCAGGTCGCTGTGTCTGCCGTAATCCCATGGCTCGCGCTTGACATCGAGGGCGGAGACATCGTGAGAGTCACCAGCCCGTCGAAGACGATGGACATTGGCGTCACCTCGATCACCCACTCGATCGGAGAGGGAGACACCCTTGGCAGCACCGTCATCTCGGGAACCCTCGGACGGAGGGTAGGGAACTACGGATACTGGTTCAAGAAATCAAGAACCGATGGCTCATGGAAGCATGATAGGTACCTAGAATTGCTCCACGGGCCAACGCCAGCGATCCCGACGAACGTTGTAGCGAAGGGGGTCTGGGGCATGGACGCCTCGGGTTCGGCGGCTCCGGTCATTGACATTTCGTGGTTCGGCGCGAATGATGGCAGGACACGGACCCACGTCTTGAGATACAGGGCGCTCAGTTTCAGGGAGTTGGGAACCGCAACGGCTGGAACAACAACTAGCTTGTCGGACACCGCGAAGACCTGGACCGTAAATCAGTACCGCAACGGAGGCTACTGCTACCTGACGGGATTAGACTCTGTCGGTGCCGCTCTCGTATCTAGGCTTGGTACAGACAACATGAGGCGGGTTCTCTCTAACGCGGCAAACCAGTTGGTGTTCTCTGATGCGCTGCCCGCTGCACCCGCTGTAGGAGAGGCATACGAGATCTATTGGGCTACGGGAGAGTGGCACGAGGTCACCGTAGGGAGCGAACAGTTCGTACAGTTGGCCGGGTTGCCAGAGGGCAGCGACTACTTGATCCAGATAGCTGCGGTTCCGACTGTGACTGGGACATAGGGGGAGCGATGGCAGATTGGAGACGGCGGGTAGGGCGAGTAGTTGGGAACTCCATCGAGCAACTCGGCGGGATCTCTGTCTACGTGTACAAGGCGGGAACTACGGATCTCTGCACCATCAAGGGAAACAAGGCGGGGACGGAGGTCCTAGCGAATCCGTTTGAGACCACCGCCTACGGCGTGTGGGCCTTCTTCATCGACGTGGAGACACTGGCGACCTGCGACTACGAAGTAGACATCGTCTTCGTGAAGTCCGGGTGCGACTTCACGGTGATGAACGAGATGTTTGAGAATCACTCGATGGTGGGGGCTCTGACTGCGAACGATGCCGAATTGATCGCGCTTGCCAGCGTGACCTCAGCAGCGGACAAACTCCCATACTTTACGGGGTTGGGAACGGCGACTGTCTGCTCCTTCACTTCGTTTGCCAGGACAATCCTCGATGATGCGAATGCGGTCGCGGTTCTAGCCACTCTCGGTGCGGCGGCCCGCGGAGTGAACACAGACATCACGGGGTTGACCGGACTCGCGACGCAGAATGCCATTCAGATCAGCCCATTCCATACGGACGCGGGCGATACGGGCGAGATCCGATTCCTGGAACTCGCGGCAAGCGGCGTGAACTACGTCGGATTCAAGGCCCCGAGTGCTCTCACGGGGAATGTGATCTGGACCCTCCCGACGACAGACTCGACAGGGACGCAGTGTCTGGTTTCCAGCGGCGCTGGGGTTCTCTCATGGGTGACTCCCGCAACGAAGGTCGGGACCCCCGTCAATAATCAGGTCGGAATCTGGACAGGGGACGGGACACTT